ATGGACAACGACAAAATTGATCAACACAGCGACGAAATTGAAGTTGAGAGCGAAGAAAAAGAGCGCGGCAAAAAAATAGAAATAGATGAAGACCGACTCCCCTCCCGGGCGATGGCAATTCATGAGCATATCCGCCAGGATGGTGAAAAAGAGCTGGAACGCGACGCAATGGCGCTACTGTGGTCAGCCATTGCGGCGGGTCTGTCGATGGGCGCTTCGCTACTGGCAAAAGGGATATTTCATGTCGAACTGGAAGGAGTGCCAGGCAGCTTCTTACTGGAGAATCTCGGTTATACCTTTGGTTTTATTATCGTCATTATGGCCCGCCAGCAATTATTTACCGAAAACACCGTGACTGCGGTACTACCCGTCATGCAAAAACCGACAATGAGCAACGTCGGCTTACTTATGCGATTATGGGGCGTCGTGCTGCTGGGTAATATTCTCGGGACAGGTATTGCTGCATGGGCATTTGAATATATGCCTATCTTCAATGAAGAAACTCGCGATGCATTTGTCAAAATCGGCATGGATGTGATGAAGAACACCCCCAGCGAGATGTTTGCCAACGCGATCATTTCCGGCTGGCTGATCGCCACTATGGTTTGGATGTTTCCTGCTGCGGGTGCGGCAAAGATTGTGGTGATTATATTGATGACCTGGCTTATTGCACTGGGTGACACCACCCACATCGTTGTCGGTTCTGTTGAAATCCTCTATCTGGTGTTTAACGGCACGCTGCACTGGAGCGATTTCATCTGGCCCTTCGCACTACCTACTTTAGCGGGGAACATCTGCGGCGGCACCTTTATCTTCGCGTTAATGAGTCATGCACAGATTCGTAACGACATGAGCAACAAGCGTAAAGCAGAAGCACGCCAAAAAGCAGAACGTGCGGAAAACATTAAGAAAAATGATAAAAACCCAGCATAAATGGCGAGGGTTTAAGCAATCGAGCGGCAGCGTACTTACCCCGCAGTCCATTAGCGGGTATACTCATGCCGCATTGTCCTCTTAGTTAAATGGATATAACGAGCCCCTCCTAAGGGCTAATTGCAGGTTCGATTCCTGCAGGGGACACCATTTATCAGTTCGCTCCCATCCGTACCAGTCCGCAAAATCCCCTGAATATCAAGCCTTCCGTAGATTCACAGTTCGTAATGGTTCGCGTCAGATCGTTGACAGCCGCACTCCATGACGGGTAAAAAGTGGATAAAATAATTTTACCCACCGGATTTTTACCCATGCTCACCGTTAAGCAGATTGAAGCAGCAAAGCCGAAAGAAAAACCATACCGCCTACTCGATGGTAATGGCCTGTACCTTTATGTCCCTGTGTCAGGGAAAAAGGTATGGCAGCTTCGCTACAAGATTGACGGTAAGGAGAAAATCCTGACCGTAGGAAAATATCCGCTAATGACTTTGCAGGAGGCAAGGGATAAAGCATGGACTGCGAGGAAAGACATCTCGGTTGGCATCGATCCGGTAAAAGCGAAAAAGGCTTCGTCTAACAACAATTCCTTTAGTGCGATTTACAAGGAATGGTACGAGCACAAGAAGCAAGTCTGGTCAGTAGGCTATGCAACTGAACTTGCAAAAATGTTTGATGACGACATTTTACCTATCATCGGCGGCCTTGAAATTCAGGATATTGAGCCGATGCAACTGCTGGAAGTAATCCGCAGATTTGAAGATCGCGGCGCAATGGAGCGAGCCAACAAAGCACGCAGAAGATGCGGCGAGGTTTTCCGTTACGCTATTGTCACTGGTAGGGCTAAATATAACCCGGCACCTGACCTTGCAGACGCCATGAAAGGATACCGCAAGAAGAACTTCCCGTTTCTTCCTGCAGACCAGATCCCGGCATTCAACAAAGCACTGGCAACATTTTCAGGAAGCATCGTATCGCTCATTGCGACCAAAGTTTTACGCTACACAGCCCTAAGAACGAAAGAGCTTCGTTCCATGCAATGGAAGAACGTCGATTTTGAAAACAGGATTATCACTATCGACGCCAGTGTGATGAAGGGACGCAAAATTCATGTGGTTCCTATGTCAGACCAGGTGGTTGAACTTCTCACTACGCTAAGCTCAATCACCAAACCAGTATCAGAGTTTGTTTTTGCCGGACGCAACGATAAGAAGAAGCCAATCTGCGAGAACGCGGTGCTACTTGTGATTAAACAAATCGGCTATGAGGGTCTGGAAAGCGGTCACGGATTCAGGCATGAATTCAGCACGATTATGAACGAGCACGAATGGCCTGCTGACGCTATTGAAGTGCAACTTGCACATGCCAACGGCGGATCTGTGCGCGGGATTTACAACCATGCTCAGTATCTAGATAAGCGCAGAGAAATGATGCAGTGGTGGGCGGAATGGCTTGATGGGAAGGTGGAGTGATCCACCTTAACTACTATCTAAGAGCACAAAGCCTTGCAATCCAGTGCAAAGCTTTGTGTGTCTCAGTTTTGTCTGCCATCACATGGAGATAATTAACCTATAACGCACATAGATGGTTGATGTTAATAAAAGCGCTGATCATCTCCTTAAGAGTATTTTAAGAGCATTTGAGTTATTAGCATGGAGGCGTATTGCCTCCATGTTTTTACTACCATGTCGCATCTATGTAGAACGTTGGAGATGTAGTGGTGGACCCTTCAATCGATATTTGTCCTGTTGAAGCATTAATGGTGGCCATTGCCATGCCAAATGAAACGCCATCAGCAGTGAACGGTACAGGGACATTTTTGGTTACTTTTGGTCTGCACCACCTCGGAAGCGTTAGAACAGTATTGCCATTCGCAAATGAAGTGGCTGCCAGTTCAATATTAATTGAATTGGCAGTTAAACTTGACGGTGCCTGTACTGTTACGTTTGTTCCAGCCCACCATTGAACAGCTGCTCTTGGCGTGTAATCAACACGCGACCACCAGTCGATAATGGCAGAGCAGATAATTTCCGCATACAGACGATACCCTAACTGGCTTTGGTGAATGTCATCACGCAGAAGTGGGTCGTATTGCGTGTTGAAATACTCTGGATATGGGGCCGGGAGCTGGTGAGTTGTTGTTACACAAATGACGTTATTGCCATATTTCATCATCTGGCGTTTACCAGCTTCTCGCAACTCTGCGACACCGTCGTAGTTAGAAGATGGCTGGCCAGCCCCTCCAATAAATGACTGGCTATACCACATCCACGGCTCAACCCAAACAGGGATACGACCAAGGCCATTGCAATATAAGACAAACTCATCTATCAATGACGCCATATAATCGCCGTTTTGGTTTGCCTGCCCTTCGTTAGTTCCGGCAACCATAATAACGATGTAAGCATCACCCGGCCCCTGAGCCTTCAGGAGATCTAACTGTTGCCTCATTGTCTGTCCGGCAACTGCCTTGTTTACAATGCTATGTGAACGGTGGCCGTTCGCTCCATCCATTAATTGCGGAATGTACGAGCTGAACGCGGAAATGAAATCCTCAGCTGTACTATCACCGTGGATAAGGATATTAAGTGGAGGCTTACCGTGCACGCCATTATCAGAGGTGTAGCTGCATAATCCAGTTACACGCGCAGAACCTCCAGATGCCGTGGTCAGTGCAACAAACCCAACTTCGTATACATCCCCTACATCAGCAGTATCAAAGGGCAAACGTATCCCAACGCCATTCATCGTTATCTGCGCCCAGTTTTTACCTTGCAGTGATACGCCAACGGTTGCTTTGCCCGGGGCGTACGACAGTAAACCTCCTGGCAGCGGGAATGGAGTTCCTTCTGCTACTGGACCACCAATTGGTTTCTGTCTATAAGACCACTGTGTAGCACCTGGTGCCCCATAGAACATCATCCAACCACCAGAGCATCGCAGAACAATCCCAACTTCTGAGGCGGCCTGAGATTCCATACGAATATGTGCAGAAATATGCTCTCCAATATCTATTGGTGCGAACAGGCCTGTTGTACGGTCAGTAGTTAAGGGGAAGATAGCTGCGCTATCTGAGGATATGGTGACTTCACCTTCATAGAAGAACGTGTCACCATTTATGGAATAAACTTTACAATCTGACCATTCCACTCGCTTCATGCGAATAGGGTTTCGGTTGAGGATGGCCTGCTTAGCCAGATAATCCACTTCTCCACCGGTTGCTTTAAAGTTCAGGTGCGTAAATTCAAACGTACCCTCCCCCTCGTACTGCAACGATTTAAACAGTGAGTACAGATCACTGTCGAATCTCAGGGTGACATTTTTATCAATGATTACTTTACTGTTCGCAAGGAAAGAAGCGTTAGCAGCTGTAGACGGTACGGTGTACACCATCTGATTTTTTGAATGATTAGAGAAGTAAACATACCCGTAGGTCGCAACACTATCGCGCCACGCCTGGACTACGTTAGAATTATCATAACTTGGAATTTTTGTGATCGACTGCAAAACAAGATCTTCCTGTGAGATAGCTCCGTTTACCAGATTAACACCTCCTTGAGATGCAAGATCTTGCCTGAGTTGGTCAGGGTCATACTTCAGCACATTCGAAAAATAGAACTGCTGCGCACCATACGCATCATAAACAGCCATAGAATGGCCTTGCACGGTTACGAATTTGGCAATCTGTCCGTTATATACCGGATATCCAGCAGCGTTAATGATGATTGGTTGCGAAACAGGAACGTGAGAACCATCTTCGTTCTCTACATAAACCTGAATCTGGTTTTCAGTATTTACCGGGTCAGTGTCAATTTTACCGATATAAATTTTGCCATTGGCTACGGCTTTAAAAGAACGAGCCATAGTGAAGAGTTGCGAAGGCATCGATACGATCACATTGGCTGTAATGTCTGTCATTTAATTTGCTCCAGATACAAGGAATCGCCGCAGCATGGCTACGGTGAGTATTTGTTCGCTTTTTGCACTACACTTTTTGTGTAGTGCTATCTCTCAAGGCCATAGCCGCTGAGTAGCTACGGTGAATTTTGGGCATAAAAAAACCCAGCCGAAGCTGGGTCGTTGCGTTGGTTAAGTGTCAGTAGTTATGTACTGGCTGAAGGATTTGTACAAAAAAACCACCTGACGGTTGGTCCTATTTATTAGTCTTGCTTTGTTGATGGTATAAGAGATGCGTTTGCCTCTTTTGGCTTCAAGGTATACATCCCACCATTAAAAGGATCTACAGCAAGCCAACCAATTAACCCACCAAACACAAGGTTTCCACCAATATACCAACCATTAGCATTGGCTTTGATTGGCAGGGTAACTGGTTCGTACCCATCCTTTTCCATAGTGATCTGGTAGCTCTTTTTGCCAAAATAACTACCATCTGACTTGGCAAGAGTTACTCCTTGCGGGGTCTTGCCTTGCGCAACAATCACGCCTGATTCGTCTTTTACTTTAAAGCTCGCACCGGAAGGATTGCTGTTCACTTGCACGAGCTGTGTTTCGTCACCAACAATAGTTGCGCACCCAGATAACAATATAGCGCCAGCAACAACGCCGATAATCCTCTTCATATCAATTTCCATATTTGAAAAAACCGGAAACATCCTAATGACAAACCATTCAAATGTGAAGTAGGCAAAAGATGTTTACTTTTTTCATGGTATCCTGCTCAAAACTAAGGAGGTTGGCGTGAAGCAATTTCTTACTGCTATGTTCTTATTCATATCTTTTGGGGCTACAGCAGAGTGCTGGGTCGTTGGAGATATGCGCGGAATAAGCTATTCAGAACGAAATAATTTCCATCCGGAAGAAGATGGTTTTAGTGGAACATTCATCATTAAGACAAACGGTGAAGATGCCAGCATCACATATTCTGGGACAGATGCGGGCGGCATGGCTTACAAAGCATTGTCTAAAAACTCCATCATAGGAATCGGCGCGAATGGCGAAACTCAACGCGTTATCGACTCATGGGTAATACATCCTACTGGAACAGTTTTAATGTCAAAAACCATTTCCGGTTATGGAAATATGGATTCAACCAAAGCTTTTGTTGGAAAAGTAAAAAGAAAATGTTAGCGATTGAATCCAATTTCCCATACGTTACTGCTGTGTTGCCTCAGTAGCAAACAGCGGTCTGATGGCATTCGCAGCGTTATTTATCGCTCTTTCATAGGCTGGTGTTCCTGCTTTGGTGTTTGCCAAACGAAGAAGCATATTCCTTGCTGCTTTGGACTCATACAAGCGCATCATTGCACCAAAACCAGCCTCAAGCCCCATTGATACGCCAAGGGTCGCAGTTGCGCCAATCGTCCTTATCCTGTTGGCTTGCGATTGCCCCGTCTGAGTTACTACATTTGCGGTGTCTGACCTTGCTGTTTGCTGTAGAACTTCATGAAGAGCATCAAGCTCTTTCATGTGCTTTCCAGAAAAAATAGTGTTGTAAATTTCACCGCCTGACTGAGATTTCAGCTTATTAACTTCAGTGATGAACTTGGCTGGAGAGTCCCCGGCCTTTTCCGCTATTTTGCTGACGTAAGCTGCACGCATAGCATCTTTCCCCTTATCATCCAGTGCGCTCCAGATTCGTTTCACGTCAGATGGTTTTCTGCTTAATACAACGGTATTTATAAGTTCAGGACTGGCTTCACTGCTTGCCTTGTTGAGCTTGTTGGCAATGTTTTTATTAAGCACCTTATTATAAACGTTTGCATAATCGGAATTTGCTTTAAGGTATTTTGCTGCGTCTGATGCACCGAGGTTTTTAGCAACTGCGTTACGAAGGTCTTTTGACATTGCATTCTCTACCATATTGGTAGCTGCTTTTGCCTGGTTGGGGAAGACCATAGCATCTCCCTGAACATTAGATCTAAATGCTGTTCTGTGCTGACGCAAGAGATCAAACGTAACATCCAAATCAGTTGCAGGGTTTGCTAATTCTTCACGTAGGTTACGCAAGGATGTAAGCAGGCTTTGATTGGCAGACGTCCCAAGCCGTTCCTGTCTTGCGATCGCTGTATTCAGAGCATTCATGGTATTTGTGGTATCAACTGCGGCATTACCCATTTTATTGGTGACGTCATTGATAACAGCGCCAGCGGCATCCTTCCGCCCCCTTAACGTGGTGGTCAGAGATTTCACCACATCATCAGGGTTGTACTCACCAAAACGGTCAAAATAATTGCTTACCAGCTTACTCCGCGTTGCATATTGCTCTGCTCGCTTTGAGCCCGTCCCGAGCAAAGCCCCCTCGGCATCCTGAGTAAGGCCGCGAGTGAAAGCATTTTTCGGCGGGATAACATCAGATGTCATTGGTGTCACGCCCATCGATTCTGATGTGGCAATTTTCTTCGCCACTTCTGGCGCAATATCACCTTTTATAGCCGTTATTCCACGCCCTATTCCCTTTGCTGCTGCGGAAAGAACACCCTGAGCGGCAAGGTTAACTCCGGCATTTTTAGCTGCATTTTGTGCGAAATCGCCTTTCTGATTTGCGGCCTCTGCCAGCGATCCAATAGCCATGCTTCCTGCCGTTCCAACTCCTGGAACTAAATACCCACCAATTGTTTCACCGGCTTGTGCGTATGGGTCTGTCGGTTTGTCTACTGGACGATAAACATCATCCAAAACTTTTGGCCCACCAATCCCCTGACTGATTGCATTAATCAGACTTGCGCCACCCTGCAATACGTCAAATGGTATGTTTACCAGACCACGACCAGCCTGTTCTGCAATTTGCCCTGCACTTTGACCACCAGTGAGCCAATCGCCAGCTTGTTGCATCAATGATGGTTCTTCCCGTGTTGGTGCATTATTGGCCTGATTAACTGTTTGTTGCTGAACATCCTGACCAGCAAAATACTCATCAATGGCGATGCCAATATCTTCGGTGCTCGTACCATCAGGAAAGGTAAATGTCTTACCGTTTGCAGTTACTTTCATCATTCCACCGTAAATTGAATGCCTGATTTTGAGGTATATGATCCAACCTGATTCCGTGGTTCTCCTGAAGGTGTCGAATCTTGTGCTGGCGCTGCGTCAGTATTCATTGACATATACCGCTTAACGGCACTCCCCAATGATTCACCTTTTTTAACATCCAACCCCAATATCTGACCGCCATTACGCGATTGTCCAGGGTTGCCATTCGCGCTCATCCACTCGGCTTTAAACTCATTAAACTGCGCGTTTCGTCGCTCAAGGTTTGCCATTGCATCAAGCCATCTTGCGACCGTCTCAGGGTTATCCATGTCAGTTGGCGCACCCTGTCGAACGATCTCAACGTCTTTATCCGTTGCTGGGCCGGGAGGTAGGAATTTAAGAACCTGACTGTTAACAAGGGCATTTTGGCGAATGCGCAAATCACGCAATGTCGTATCGCTTCCGGTAAGTTTTGCGAACATGTTCTGTGCGTTACCGAACAAACCTGTCGTTGGTTTTTCTGCTCTGAACTGTTGAGCAAGCGCACTCATGGAATTGGCTGAGTTTGATGATGCTGTGGCATTGTTTACAGCCGTCTCGATGCCTTTTTCCATATTTACTGACAGCTTAGGTGCTTCGCTAATCAACTGCTGAGCCTTTTCCTGCGCTTGCTGCATCTTAAACCCGAACTCTTGCTGATCCAGAGCCAAGCGTTGTGCTGCGATATTGTGCCCAGTCATTGCTGACTGATAGGAAAGGTTTTGCCCTCTCGCCTGAAGTGCCTCGCCAGCCTGATTGCTGCGGATTGTCTCTGCCAGCCTGCCTCGGTCAATTTCACGACCAGCCATCTTATCCTGAACAGCAAACGCCTTTTCTGGTCCAAGAGCACCGAGAGACATAGTAGTCAGCATGTGTGATAGCTGCTCTGGATTCTGGATACCTGTCTGAATCATCCAGTCAGCATTAGCACCAACGCGATTTAACCTGTCCTTGTTGTCAGTAATGAATTTACTGTAGGCTTCCGGTCCCTGAGAAAGAGCGACGTTAGCCCTCATGGCTAAATCGCCCATATCGTTGCGTTGCTGCTCATTAAGACCGGAAAACGCCTGTTGTGCCTGCGCAACAAACGCTGGATTTTCCTTGGCAAACTTAAATAGTCCCGATGGATCACCAGAAGCCCATGCATCAGCGTGAACCTTATTGAACGCACTAATCGCTTTCTGTTGCTGTTCCTGATTGTAAATATCAGCAACTCCAGCCAGACCACGTAACGCGGTCAGACCAACGTTATTTGCACCTGAGCGAGCCAGTTCATTGTTTTCGCGGATCAGACCAAGCGTTGCGTTAATGTCGCTTGCCTTTGGCGCATTCTCATTTTGCGTACCGATGCCAGCCAGAAAACCACCAGAATTAATACCCTGTTGCCACGTAGCCATTGATTACCCCTTAATAAAGCAGTGAACCAAGCAGACCGATACCAGCACCGATACCAGCACCCCACGGAGTTGATGAACCAATTAATTTCGCAAGTCCAGCCCCAGCAATAGCACCAGACGCACCTCCGCCAATAGCAGATTGCATTGCTGATGGTCTGTTGGCATTTGCCGCTGCAAGAGCCGCACTTTGCTGCGAAATCTGACTCATGTTGTTGGCATATGTCTGCCCGGCGTTTGCCTGACCTTGCAGTGCGCCAAGACCAATATTTGCCAGATTCTGGTAGTTGTTCATCTGACCAGATAGCCATTGCTGACCAAGCGTTGGTGCGATTGTTGCTAACTGATTACCGGTTGCAGTGGAACCCAATCCACCTGTTGCTTCCGCTGCCGCCAGACTCTGATAGCGAGCCTGACCAGCAAGATCTTTGTACTGCTGAGAGTTGTAATACTGGTTAAGTGCCTGACCTTGCCCTTCCAGAGACGATAAGTTCTCGAGGCTGCCGACATACTTATCAGCCAGAGGAGTAAACAGCTTCAGGTTGTTCATGATGGTGTTGAACTGCTGATTTTGCAGGTCTGCGGCATACTTCTGAGCTTCTGCTGCATACTTTGCGCTTTTATCGGAGCCACCTTTCCCGCCTTTTTCAGGGCACCAAGGTTCCTCGCCGCGCAGTTTTCTGCCCAGCTTAAATGCATATAACATGGCTATCTCCCGTGATTCAGGAAGTCGATTAGTTCTTCGCGTGTTGCGCTGTAAAACGTCACGTCATCCACGCCTTTGAAGTATTTCTTGATGGTTCCTACACGCTTAAGGCCAATCATTGCGCAGTACATCTGACCGTGGCGGAATTTGCGCGCAGCGAACGATGTGACGCACTGAACGGTGGTGTTAGTCAGAATGTATCGCCAGAACGCCAGCCCGATTTCCTTGCTGAATCCACGAACCTCTGGCAGGTACATGGCGTGGCAATCAAAGGTCAAAGGCTGAATCTCCTGATAGTAAACAATGCCGCCGAACTGCCCGTGCACGTTCACCTCGAAGTAACGGCATTCAGGCTTGTAGTCGTATCCATCACCGTTGTTGCTCCCGGCGATAATGTCGGGGTGATTTCCCACGGCTTCTATCAGGTCGATGTTTCGCGTTGGTTTGAACTGAATCATCACTGCTCCGCGATTATCTTGATGGTTGTGGCAGTAAACGCCGCACCATTCGACTGAATGGTTAACGTACTGCCATTTGTGGCAAGAAATCCGTCTTTATCCACGCTGAAGAACGTAGCTAACAGGATGTTATCGGTCGTTGTCGCCGAGTTGCGACTGCTTACCAGTGTGTCAGGAACAGAGCCGGAAAATGTTAGTTGCATTGACCTGTTGGCGGTTCCGCTGGGCCACGTCCCGACGATCGACAGCTTGAAGAACAAGGTTTTGTTCTCGTTGAACACAACCATCTTGTTGTTAACGGTGTCGAAGAATGGTGCCAACGTGCCGGATGACGGCGTGAGCGTTTTCAGCAGGCTAACAAGGTTGGTCGGCGCTGTCGGGATGGTTACAGATACGCCAGAGTAAACAACCTCTGACTTCTTGCGTGTGGTTGCATACTCCAGAGCATCAATGCGCGTTTCATGGTCTGAAACCTGCGATTCCAGCGACTGAACTCTGGTATCAAGCGACGCAATATCGCTTTCATTCTTAGTGATTCGTGTTTCATGTTCCTGAAGAGTTGATTCTGCCTGGCTGATTCGCTCCTCATGATTAACAAGCGTTGCTTCCGCAGCAGAAATTCGCTGCTCATGGTCAGCGAGAATCACATCCTGCTCATCGTTCCTTACCTGCGCGTCATAAGCGCCCTGACCAGCCTGATTTGCCTTCCCGGCAATTGCGCCAACATCAGCACCCTGATTTATGACATACAGCAGGTAAGACTGGCTGAATATATTGCGTGGCAAAATTGAAGCATCAAGGCGCGCAGCCTGAACCGCGACAGGATCATTCAGTGATGAATCCGCCATTACTCAATCCTTATCTGGCAGCCAGACAGAGTGACAGGTGACTTCGTGATAACGCGCAATTTGAAGCCGACATTTTTCCTGATTCGCCCGACACGCTTCCACAAAACGCGCTTGTCGTAAACGAACGGTTCATTCTGCTCAATCATCTGCTCACGTCCCCAGTTGATGCCGTCAGTGGTTGCAGAGAGGAACAGGCGGTCAGCGTACTGAGCAACACCAGTCGATGATTCAACTTCCAGATCAAAACATCTGGCGTTCTCAGCTTTGAAGAGTGGTGTAAACAACAGGTGTTCTTGCTGTAGCCCATACTGGCTGCTGATATCGAACTGCAATTTGCCGGTAACAGATTCCAGCTTATCGCCGCACGTTATCTGATTGCCTTCGTAAATGAAGTCGATAGCGCGGTACACATCGTCATACAGACCTGTTTTCAGTACACACCATTGCGGACCATTGGCGCTTGAAGATGCGTCGTACACGAGGACGTGACGCGTAAGATGGATAATCAGCAGTTCATGCGCATCAAATCGCAGCGATTCCATCACACCATCAGCCAGTTCATCAGCAGTGTAGGAGCGTAGTATTTTCTCAATGCTCGCGCTGGCGATTGGTGATACCTGACCGGAACCGATGATATACACAGACGGCGCACCTGTTGCCGGATTGCTGATGAACGCATACGAATCAGCGAATGGCGTTTTGCAGTAAGTCCCGGCGATGCCTTTTTGCACCATCAGCGATGGCTGTGCGACATACAAAGCGGCACCAACAGTGGTTGCACCTGTCAGGGAAAAATATTCAATCGTCGATGAACCAAAGCAGACGATGAAGTCTCGCCATGTTCCGATGCCGATAATACCGTCAGGCTGAGACTCGGCACGATATTGTGCACTGTATCGGTCAGGGTGCGATTCGTCTTCAAGGTCAGTGATAAACCATGAATCAGTTCCGTCTTTTGACCACGCATAACGCCCACGTAAGCGTGTAATGTCGCGGACTGAACCTAACTCATACTGAGTGAATCCGCTGTCTGTAGGCCAGTTTGAGACTGTTTTAACCGTGCCATCATAGCGATACTCGACCAGTTGACCATTAACGCCTACCGCCTGAGATGTTCGACCATGCGCCATTGATACGCGACCACTTCCGGCAACATCACCGACCTCGCTTTCGCCCTTATACAACTTGCCACCGCAAACGCGATAAACAGCATTCTGCGCCATGTTGTACTCGACACCGCGCGATACACCATTCACATCAGAACGTTTGGCAATGCCCGGGAATGAGCGAAGATATCCGCTGCTGTTCAGGATTTCTTTGGGCGTAGCCAGCATATTCACTGGCAGATAGTCGATATAGTCGGCGTTTCGAAAGTCTTTGCCGACACCTTTCATAAGCGGAAGTTGCTGAATCGGCATTTATTCACCTCACGTACTCGGATCATCTTTCTCGATGTAAAACCGATTCCACGTAAACGCGCTTTTGTTACCACTACCGCGAGGCATGTCATTTCGCCGCTCAAGTGGTGGTATTTTGGTTAAAGCGATGCAAATTGTCTGGTATGCACTGTCAGCAGCGGTAAGGAGAGCGTCTGACGGCTGAATGACGTTATCCATGCACACTTGCACAGCGAGTTTCAAGGCGACGCCATCATTTGCCCATGCAGGGATACCTGAATCATCGTCAGGTAACGGCATGATGCCGTTTTCTGTATCAGCAAACTGATATCCAAGCTCGATACCTTTAGCCTGCCATGCTGCCATCATGTCTTCGAGGTCATTAATGGCATCTTCAATTGCCTGAGGGTCAGCATCTGTCAACGTGGCATTGGAATACAGCCCGGCTTTTCGTAAAGCCTTAAGAACGAGATCACCCTTCGTTTTCGCCATCTTCTTCCGCCTTAGCCACTTTATGCTTCGTTGCGGTTTCTTCAGGAGTTTTTACCCAGCCTTTTTTCAGGTGAGATTTAACTTCTTCGTCATCAACAATGATGTAATCGACAGCAAACTGACCGCAGGTGATCATGTTGCCAGGCTTATAGAGCATTGTTCGTGCCATTGTCTTCTCCCAATAAAAATGGGGCCGAAGCCCCACCAAAATTACTGCCCGGCAATAACGATGCCCGTATATTCAGGAACCAGTACAGAGCAACCGTACAGAGTGGTGAAACGCGCAGTGGTTACACCTTTGATGTGGTCGAAGGCGTAAGACATGATCAGCGTAGCGCCCTGCTCGGTGGTTGCTGTCATTACCTGTGGGCCTTGACCAGTCGGGAACGCCAGTTTGCCGTACATCAGCTCAACAGAACCATCAGCCCAGAACAGGTTAGCCGGTGCGGCATTTTTGTTGAGAATGGTAATTGCTGCACCATTTGCCGCGTTAGCATCAACGTTTGCATATGGTCGGCTGGCGACATCCGCGTTGTCAGGCGGCAGAATTTTCGGGGAGATAGTTACTGTCGTTCCGCTTACTGCCAGAACGCGGAATACCTGCGGCTGCCCGGTGGTATCTTTGGTGATCTGGTGTACGGAATTCACGCCAGCAATGGTGAACGCATCGCCAACCTGCAAATCAGATGCAGATACCGTAATGGTCCCCTGTCGGTTATCCACTGGCATATCGTTGGCATCTTTCGCTTCAACCTTGTGCGCAGGTTCAGCCGCCAGCGTCAGGGAAGTTGCTGTACCCTTCGGAACACGACCAGAAATATCGGTCTTGTAGCTATCGAAGGACGCAACCGGAGGGATCTGCGCTTTTTCGTATGCTGTCAGGGTTGCGCCCTGAGCATAGGCACGGTGACCAAGCTCGCCAGCAAGGTCTTTGTAGTTGAAGGGGTTCCAGAAAGAGCGACGGTTGATACCCTGAGGTACACCAATCGCCGTCATGGTGGCATCAATACCTGCCGCACAGTTCCACAAATCACGGCCCTGTGAACCTGTGGTTGAGTCAGCCATCGTGATCACGTTAGTAGCACGCTGCGTGACCATGGAAATCAGGTCAGAGTCAATCTGTGCAGCAAGGCGCATACCTGCGGCGCGACCAGCTTCAGTTTTATGTTCCGGGTCACGCATTTCACGCGCATCCAGAGTGTACAGAATGTTTTTCGGCTCCTTGAACACAGAAGGAACAAGGCGCTGAACCAGTGCTGTTGGCGTTTTGCCGCTGAGGTCTAGGCCTTCCTCAATGTTCATGTGGTAATGCTGCGGACGATACAGAACATCACCTGCTCGCTGCATTGCTGTATCACCGGGACGGAATTTTTTAGCGTTACGGGAAACTACGCAGGCGGCCTCAAAGCCTTCAACGTAGTTTTCGAACATGATTTCAAGGTCTTTTGCTAATTGGTTAGCCATGCTTAATGCTCCGATAGGTTATTTTTTTGCCTTTTTAGCGGCGAAATACGGCGTCCAGTCACCAGTTTCCAGCGCCCTGGCTTTCAGTTTGTCGAGGTTATTGATTACTGCGCCGTTGCTCCCCTTAACTGTCGGGGTTGTGGCTGCCGTGGTTTTTGCTTTTGGCATGATTCTGGCCTTCGATTCGATACGTTCCAGCAGACGACCAATTGCTACGGGGTTGGTAGCTTCTGCCAGTTGCTTGCGCAGTTCAGCGTTGCGACCGAGTGCCAGAACAACGATTTCCGGCTTCTCTGACTCAAACAGGATCGCGTTTTGTGTCTCGATGGGGATTTCCTCGAGTACGGCCTGTTCAGCTTCCTGATAGCCAGGAACCTTGAGAGCCTTAACACGTTGCTGATATTTGGATAATCGCTCTTGATAGGCAGCCTGAAGCTCCTGCTCCTTCTGCTTGCGAGCCATCTCCTGTTGCTGGTATTTGCCGTTGTCCTCCGCCCACTTAGCCATGCGTTGCTGGTAGATTTCTTCATCGAAACCGATGTCCTCATCATCCAGTTTTGGCATTCGCGGTGGTTGAGTGATTACCGGCTGCTGCTCGACGGGTTTCTGAGACTGACGCATCAGCTCTTTCAGTTCGCGGTCTTTCTCTTTAATCGTCTTGCGCAGGTGTTTTACCAGTCCATGCTCTGCGCCATCTTCGCTGGTTGGCGAATCCAGCTTTTCGTCACCAAAGTAGAATTCCTGCTCTGATTCGTCGTCATCAGTTTCAGTAGCTTCCTCTGTATCATTGCCGGAGGACTCACTGCCATCTTCTGTTTCGACTTCTTCAGCCAGTTCGACATCATCAGGAATCTGCTCTGACGCGTCGGTTTCGATTTCAACTTCTGGTGTGTTTTCTGCCATCTGGTCCATTTGTTACCCCTGTTTACTCGATGTTCAGCCCATCGGAAGGCAATAGGGTGCCAGGCCTCATAAAGACAGCCATTGCACGTTATGGGTTAATTACTGCTGTGGTTGTTGCTGAGTTGATTTTTGCAGGATGCTGCTGATGTCCATGCGCTGCGCATGGCCCTGTGCCTGACTTTTCAGGACAAGCTCTGCATCAGCACGGGCATTATCTCCTTGCTGTTGCTGGAACTGTCCGAGCAGTTTCAGAGCCTCGCGGATATCAGATTTCTGCTGACTATCGGCAGATGCGAGTATTTTCACAACATTTGCCGCTGCAACCTGAGCATCAGTCTGTGCCTGGAATGCTTTAACCTGAATGGCTGCCTGTTCGTTCTGCGCTTTCTGCAATTCAGCCTGACCAGCAAGAAGCTGACCTTGCGCTGCAACCATAGCCGGATCTGGCTGACTGGCCTGTTGTTGTTTCGCCTGTTCAACCATCTGCTGTTCTTCAGGCGTTCTCGGCTTGATAACGCCAGACAGAAGCAACTGATTGCGGTTGTATTCTTTAAGGTCGTCCATCCCTTCGCCGTCCATATTGTCGAGAATCATCGACGATACAAGGTCGTGCTTCGGCGTTCCTGGTGGGATAAGTGCCAGCATGGAAAGTAACGACTTAACCGTTGCATCACGGCGAGTAGCGAACGACTGACCGACATCGACAGTCACTTCATAGTTGCCCTGCGAAAGGTCATTAAGAGCGATAACCTGGCCTGTCTGACGGTCAACCACTTCACCAGTCATCAGCGCCACGTCATCGCTGCCGTCCTCATTAACGATACGCATCGGCGTATCACTGCCATAGACCTCACGTGCCATAGAAAGCCACACGACGCCAGCGCGACGCATGGATTTAGCCATGTTGTCCATGTAGATATAGGACTGCGTATCCATCCGGTTAAAGATGCTATCAACGGTATCGGTGGCGACGTTGCTCGGCATGTTCTCAATCTGCGACGCACCTGTAATTTGCTGAATAGCCGTTCCGGTGTACTGCAATAGCCCAGCAAGAGCAGGAGGCATTTGTGTCGGAGGTGTATAACTACTTACCTGAGCCTGCGCAGTAATATCGCCGTTTTTGTTTTTCAGACTGACCATCGGCAGGAACGCCGGGCGCTTTTTGTTGCGCTCCGCCCAATGAGTGGCGAGAGGACCAGGAATCATGTCAACATCAACTACAGGAATGCCATCACCGCCAGCCTGAGTAGCGTTATCTGCAATCATAGAAACCATCAGGTTCTCAAGACGCTGTGCATCCATCGCTTTTGCTGCGTGACCTTCGATTCGCTCCTGATTATCAACAAATGAGCGACGCCCATATACCGGGATGAGTGGAATATGTTCGCCTGGAATACGCTTCGGTTCTTCCAGCCATTCAGCGCCAGACAGAAGTCCGCAATAAACGCGGCGCTTCTTCACCGTTCGCTCGCCAATCAGTTCGAATGCACCATCGGTCAGCTCGTCGACAATATCTTTGATTTGCTCTTCATCATAGATTGCCGTTTCTCCGCTAACAGGGTTGCGCCACGCCGTGAGCTTCACCTTCTCTATGCGGACTTCGTAGTAACGTCCAACATAGATGGCATCGGGCGTTGACCAGTCATACTGAGTACCAGTGTCATCACGAGAAAGACTTGCTGCGATGGAATCAGGGTATTCAGCCTCGAACGCTTTAGGCGTCATGGAGAACATTTCCATAGCCCACATAGCATCAGAGCGGTCATATTGCTTGCTGTCCTGATCGAAGAAGACGCATGTCGCCGGGTCGTAAACAGGAAGAAGGCTGATGCGTCGCTGCTCGTTACTTGGGTCCATTTCATCTTCGTAATCGGCACACATGCGGAAACAACCAAATCCGCCTGTTACAGCATCATCAAATGCGTTATCACACGCTTCGCCACCGGATGTTTCCTGATAGTCAGCGCGGAATTTGCCGTTCATCTTTTCGGCTAACGCTTCCGATGCCTTATCGTCCTTCGGCCTGAATTTAACGCTGATGCGATTCTGTCGATACTCGCCAATGATGCGATCACATTCACGGGAAATCTTATTCAGTTCAAAGCGCGGGTAATGCTCAAACCTGCCCTCATCAAATGAGTAACCAGCGTTTGTACTGCCTTCCCACTGTGCGCCGGACACCCGGACGAAACGTTGAGCCTCAATAATCTGCTCACGCATATCCTGCGTTGCTGACCAGGCATTATCAAAGTTGCACAGCACCTTGCGATGCCAGTCAGTCATCTTTTTTTCTGCCATATCAACCTACACCACAAGGAATTGAGTAACTGGAATAGTCGGGTTGCGCAGCCGACTCCGGGCAATGCATACACATCATCAATGCATCAGCCAGGTTAGGAGATGGAATACCGAGCTTCTGCTTCATTTCGACCTTAGTCATAAGCTCCAGCTTCCCGTTGTTATTGAATTTGCGCTGAATCTGCGTCAGTTCTGCAAACAGCTTCTCCAGCATCTTCTCGCCTATTGCTTCTTTGTCGAAACTCAGCATGTCGTCGGGGTCTGCATACTCACCGTGGACAACCGCCCGATATGTCAGATAAAGCCTGTCAGCCAGCGCGTAATAGAATTGCGCTCGCTTATTGCGGAACACATCACCAATAGTGCGAACGTTGTCGCCCTGTACGACTTCATCAGCCCATGCTCCGGCCTGATACGGTGCATCTTCATCGAATGGCGATTCGCTGCCCTTGAACATCGTGGCGGTGATTTTCTTGCCGGAGAACGCTTCCGTTGTCTGTCTGCGTAGCCCGGCACCAACACCATCACCATCCCACAGGTAATGGTCAGCGCCGTCTTCAATCGCCAGCGAAGTAGCCCAGTCAGCACCCTCGTTGATGTCCATCAGCAGGCCTTCGGCAATGCGCTTAACAACCGAACCGTGACGCGATGCATAACCTTTAGCATCCGGCCCTGTATCTGACGGGTCATGTGCAGAAACAACAGCGCCTTTCGCTTTCCATCCTAGTTTCTTGTGCGCATCGGTTGCGGCTTCAAGCCATTCACGTTTGATGATTGCCATATCACTTGCGCTTACTGGCTCACCAAGCCAGATGTGACGATACAGGGTCGGATTTCTGCGTTTACACTCTTCCATCTCCAGACGGAGAACTTCAGGAAAGTGCGGGTTGTCGGTGTAGTTCACCGTCAGCAGGCAAATATCATCTGGAGGATTTACGACGAATCGCTGATAGGTATCGTCGAGGATGTTTTTCGGGTTAAAGCTCACCCATATTTCGGAAAATGGCTTGCGGATGGTTGGTATCAGGATATCCCATGATTCCTTCGTTACCGCTTCCGCTTCCTCCACCCAGCAGATATCAATGCCTTCTAGCGATTTAATCTTCGTCGGGTTGTTTTTGATGCCGTAGAACATGAATTCAGCATTCGTTCCGAGATGACGAATCATTGAACGCTGAATTTCAAACTCAGCCGAATACCCTTCCCGCTCTATGGTGTCTTCAAGCAACCGGATTACCGAATCGCTGATACTGTTTTGCAGTTCACGAGCGCAGAGAATACGCACAGGCTGCCGACGCGCCGCTTCAACAAGCAGCCTCGCAATTGCCCATGACTTACCGCTACCTCGACCGCCTTTGGCGACTTTGTAGCGATGCGCCTCAATGAACGGTTCAAAGATAGGATTAATCGAGGTCATTTTCCGAATAGAGTGCTCATCGGTGATGTTTCAATCTGGATTGCGCCGCCGTCTTTGCCGACAAGCTCATTAGTTACCTTGTCGCCATACTTACGGGGATTCATTCTGGCCAGCGCCCATTTGCGGGTATCAACGCGAAGTCTTGCCTTTGCCACCTCGGCGGCATCAGGGATTACGTCGTCAGCAATTTCGAATATCTCTTCGAAAATAGAGTCGGCCCGAGTCTCTGTTGCCTTCGCGTACTGGTCACGAAACTCCTGATGTTCAGCCAGCCAGCGAAAAACTGATGTTTTGCTCGGCATTCCTGGGCGTTCGCAAACTTTGCGCAGACTCTCACCGGAGGAAAGCAATGCGCAAATGTCATTAGCCACCTCCGGCATATAATCAGAGGGGCGACCACCTTTCTTTTTCTCAGTCGCCATATTGATTATTTCCCTTCTGCTTGCTTATCCCATTCATCGCGGAATTTGGATGGGTTGTCGAAACCTTGAGTTGCCATGTTTATGCTCCGGTAGTGAACAGGTCTAACGCTTCCTTCGATTTACGCACCGCTTCGATAGTGCGGGTCGTGATATCTGAATTAGCGCCGCCTGACTGGAAGTGAATTTTGAATAGCTCAAGCTTCAACTCGTCAGTGCCAATGAACTGAAATGCTTCTTCTGCGGCTGTGTTCTGGTTCATGACCAGTTTGTAAATCTCTAACTGGAATTTCTGTTCTTCAGTCATGGGAATAATCTCTGCCATTGTTGGCTCCGTTTATCCGTTAAAAGGGATATCAGTTAAGTTATCCCGTGTAGGGTATAAGCCATTACCAAAGCCACTCTGTAGGGAATGGCTTTTGTGATGGCAATAAAAAAGGCCGCCTGAGCGACCTGTTAGTTGTTCACAACTTCCATTGAAGGTCCAGCATGTCGAAAAATGATCCGCATTTAGGGGGATTTTCTATTCTTGCCCTCTCTTCAGCCGCTTTGTAATAAGCCATTGGTCTTTTCACACCATCAGCACCAGTGATGTATTCAACGCCTTCCTTCGGATCTTTGTTCACGGAAACCATCGCAACCTCTTCCACTTGTTTATCATCGATTCAGCGGATGTCTTTCCATCAGTCCGCCACCACAAAGAATCTTTTTTGCCATAAGGCAGGGGGTTCATCTTTCAGTGGCTGCCAGTGTTATTTCCCCACTTACTGGCTTGGGTTGTTTCGCTGTACTGCCGTAACTGGTTGCCCAGAATAAATTCCGGTTTCATTATCAAGCCCACCCGTAGATAGGCTTTGTAATGAACTGGCTCTTATCTCAACGCAGCCCCTTACCGCGCGCCAGATGCTCAACTTCAAGCATCAGCAATGAGATGTTTAATCTGGATTCAATCCAGAAGTGTTCACCACCCTGTCTACAGAGCCAGATGTGAAGGATGATGAGTAAAATTATCGCTATCATCGAAGGCATTGCGTCCTGATGTATTCCTGAAGCGTTCTCAGTGCTGTTTGGTCGCTGATGATTCCGTCCCGGATACCGAGAACGTTTCGTCCAGCAACTGGAGAGAGTTCGACGGTGGCATCATTGCCCATGCCGGAGGCGCCGGAGGTTTCGGCTGAGGATGGCACAGGGCATTTTCCTTTGACGAGCACCCTGCCACCATTATCAAGCTTGCGACGAAGAGCATCATTTTCAGCTTTCGCATCAGCTAACTCCTTCGTGTATTTAGCATCGAGTACATCAGCAGCACGCTGGCGTTGCTGCATGTCAGTAATGGTGGCGGTCGCCTGCTTCAGCTCACTGACTTTTTTATCTCGCTGCTCTTTGTAGGCGATGGCATTATCACGGTAATGATTAACAGCCCATGACAGACAGACGATGATGCAGATAACCAGAGCGGAGATAATCGCGGTTACTCTGCTCATACCTCAATCTCTCTGACCGCTCCGCCAGCCTCTTTGAATTTTGCAATCAGGCTGTCAGCCTTATGCTCGAACTGACCATAACCAGCCCCCGGCAGTGAAGCCCAGATATTGCTGCAACGGTCGATTGCCTGACGGATATCACCGCGATCAATCATCGGTAAAGCGCCACGCTCTTTAATCTGTTGCAGTGCCACAGCGTCCTGGCTTTTCGGAGAGAAGTCTTTCAGGCCAAGCTGCTTACGATAGGCATCCCACCAACGGGAAAGAAGCTGGTAGCGTCCGGCGGCTGTTGATTTGAGTTTGGGGTTTAGCGTGACAAGTTTGCGAGGGTGATCGGAGTAATCAGTGAATAGCTCTCCGCCAACAATGACGTCATAACCATGATTTCTGGTTTTCTGACGTCCATTATCAGTTCCCTCTGACCACGCCAGCATATCGAGGAACGCCTTACGTTGATTATTGATTTCCACCATCTTCTACTCCGGCTTTTTTAGCAGCGAAGCGTTTGATAAGCGAACCAATCGAGTCAGTACCGATGTAGCCGATGAACACGCTCGTTATATAAGCGAGATTGCTACTTAGTCCGGCGAAGTCGAGAAGGTCACGAATGAACCAGGCGATAATGGCGCACATCGTTGCGTCGATTACTGTTTTTGTAAACGCACCGCCATTATATCTGCCGCGAAGGTACGCCATTGCAAACGCAAGGATTGCCCCGATGCCTTGTTCCTTTGCCGCGAGAATGGCGGCTAACAGGTCATGTTTTTCTGGCATCTTCATGTCTTACCCCCAATAAGGGGATTTGCTCTATTTAATTAGGAATAAGGTCGATTACTGATAGAACAAATCCAGGCTACTGTGTTTAGTAATCAGATTTGTTCGTGACCGATATGCACGGGCAAAACGGCAGGAGGTTGTTAGCGCAGCCTCTTGCCACCCGCTTTCACGAAGGTCATGCGTAGAATGCCGCAGCGTAACTATCACTGATGAATTCAGGATAGCCAGTGGCTACGGCTCAGTTATGGTGCTGGTTAACGGACTTGAACCGCTACCCATTCGCTTACAAGGCGACTGCTCTACCATTGGAGCTAAACCAGCATATTTGGCGGGACAGCGTGGACTCGAACCACGATAAGAAGGTTAACAGCCTTCCGTAATGACCTTTATACGACTGACCCAAATAAAAAAAGCCACCGTTGCAACTTAAGAGTCACTAACGGCAGCTTATGCCAATAGTGTTGCTCATTTGCTCAATGATGTCAACACGTTCTATGCTACATGTTTAATTTTCTCTACACGTTTCCGATTTTTAAACGCACTATCCAGAACCGGGTAAATCATAAACAACGAGGCATTAAGGATTTCGTCAACTTCCCGTCGACAGGTTGCGAGCGATGGTTTTTGAATGCGCCCGCCGCCACGGCATAACATCTTGCGAGGTCTTGCGACGCGATGATAGTAAGATGCAATGGCGTGCTTGGAAGAGCCATGAGCGTAGTAGCTGAGGAGGATTCCAAAGGCTTTCTTGTCAATGTACATGACGGAATCGACGACCTGAGAAATCAACATTCCATCATCATCATTACACATTGGCCTTGTCATAACTCTTCCCGGCTCTACGCTCTCCATGAACTTCGCTATTACGCTGCTCATGCGCTTTTCCAGACGACCTGAATAAACCCATGCGCCCCACAGTTCAAGCCAGCCATTCAGCCAATCGTGCTGTTCTTTGGTGAGGTTTAGTTCTCTTATGCTCATCGTCTTCCCCTCTTGCCCTGTTTGACCATCAGGACGCCGTTAACTATTACGTGACGCTCGCCTTTGCTGTCTCGGTTGTACTTGAGCACTGTCCCTCTTGCGCAGGAAAGCATCCTCGCCACTTCGGTCTGATTGCCTCGTGTCTGGATAAGAAGCTCTGGTATCGTTTGAATTGTGGCGTTCATACGTTCTCCAGTTCGGTGATTTTTATTCCAAGCCGTCCGCCTGGCACTTTCACACCACGAATTACGCGAATGTCATCGAATTGCTCGTCGTCTTCCGCAAATCCGGCGTGGATAAGGGAGTCGAGTAAACCTTTCAGGATGTTGTCGAGGTCGCGGCGGCGGGAGTCTGGAACGTCTGCGATGACTTTGATACGGAGTCGTGATTTGGTGAAAATGTCTAACTTGAGTTGGCGGATGATTTGCTGAACGTCTTTTCGGTATTTCTGGCCTTTATCGCTTATGTAATATTGGCTTCCCCGTCTTCGCCAGTAGGTATTCACCGACGGCGGGTATGGAAGCACAAACTGATATTCGTTCATGACTTAATCTTCCCCTCCCTCAGCAGTATCGCCTGCGTTCTGATCACGCCTTCGAGGTGGTAAAGTCTGGCGTCTTTGTTGTCGAGATTATGGGTGCGTCGGTCGATTTCATCGTGACACGCACTACAAGCCCATGCACCGATCAGGTCGTCAGGCTTCATTCCCGTTCCGCAAATTCCAGCCATCCGGTAATGTGCCAGAACTGTAGTTTCAGGATTGCCATTGCATACGCCGTAAATACGTACCTGGCATTCTCTGCCGCGTGCTTCTTTGCGTAGGTTAGCCATTAAGCAGCCTCCCCTGTTACTTTCAGCATTCCGTTATCGAGCAACTTTCTGGTCAGCCACTGTTGACCGCGCCCGGTGATTTTTGTGGTGAACGATATCTGTATTCCGTGATTTGTGTTGACCGCTGTTTCTTTCACTGTGAAATAGCCGCGATCCATATATTCCTGCATTGGCACATTGCGCCGGGAACCTGAAGCAATAAGGATTTTGTGATCACGCATCCACGCAAACAGTTTGTTTTGACCAATACCAACAACCTTTGCAAAGTTCCCAATCAAAATTCCGCTGGCCTCGCCAACGCGATCGGCAAACTCAACTTTAGGTGCGACAATTGCGAGCTGGTTTTCCAGTTGCATTTTCTGCTCAGCAAGATCGGCAGCAAGGCGCAACGCTTCCGGTAGCGTTTTGGGGATATTAACTGCAGCTTCTTCAAGCTCTCGCCAGCGGTCAACAAGGCGAGCGGTGAACTCTGGCGACAACTGGGCAACAACGACAATACTGTCTCGCTTACCTTGTTCGCCCTCGAAGACGTAATGCTCGTACTGAACATGGAACCCTAAGTTATTGATTCTTTCGGAAACCTCAATTTGAGGAAGCCGGATAACACCATTTTTAGCCAGCGTTTCGATGGTACGTTTCACATTGTCATGACGCTTACCCACCAACTCAGCGATTTCAATGCTTGTCATTTTGATGGCATTGCCATTTATTAACTCATTCATCGTCTTCTTCCTCGTACATTGAGCTATTCGGATCGCTCATCAGTTCTGCGCAGCAATCTGAGCACACGTGAACTTCCAGCACATGCAGCTTCTGACCGCAGTTAGCGCACGTTAAAGCTCGCTCGACGCTTTCTTTCTGGTATTGAAGGGATTGGGATGGGCTAAGCATGGCTTTCACCATTAAAAAGTCGCTTGTAAGCATCAATGTCTCGTTTTGCTTCACCGAGCTTTCGTCTTAATTCCATGTTTTCTGATTCAAGCTTTTCCATGTCTTGTTGGTATCGATCGCGGTGTTCTTTCCATGCTTTTCGATACGCCTTCATGTATGTCGTTTTGGCCTTTCTCTTTGCCTGACGAACAGCGTGATGGTTTTCTACAAACCACTCAGGGTCGTTAAATGCTGCTCTGGCGCATGTAGACAAATAATTTGCTGCCTCCCTGTTTAGCCAACAAATACTGATAAATGGCAACTTGATAAGCACCATTTTTCGTTGAGACTCTTTCTCGCCAAACATGTGCCATTTTTTGATGCTAAGGCCAAATCCAGGTTGAATTAAAAGCATTGTCATTTCCTCGCACGATATCTTAGCCACCGGATATCCCACAGGTGAGCTGTGTAATTGAAGGTTTTTACGTCAGATTCTTTTGGGATTGGCTTGCGTTTATTTCTGGAGCGTTTCGTTGGAAGGTATTTGCAGTTTTCTCAGATGATGTCGGTGAAACTTCGTCGCTGTCGCCTCATGCCGCCCTCCTGACGCCATGCCCGATCGCCATCAATGCCGCTTTGGATACGGTAGTAAACATCCGTCGAGGACTGATGAACGGTCGCCAAATCAGCAGCATGGAGCCTTTGCTGTTTCCCTTCTTCTCCAACCCTGTCGATGGTTCGATAAAATTAATCCGTCCATCAGTGATAATGCGAACTTCGTCGACACTCTCCAGAGCCTTGCTGAACCATCCGACTGACATATCCTCTGGCACAAGCATAACTACCGTATGTCGCTGTTGTATGCACTGCTCAGCGGCTTTTTCCACCCACGGTCTGATATTGCTGTACGGTGGGTTATTCCAGATTGCACCGTGGCTTACCCACTCAGAATTGAGCGCGTCGTCGGCCTCAGTTAGCCAGTGAGCACACAGAGCATTTTTGTCGCTCGCTGCCGAATCCAGCCAGAATCCAAACTCAATATCCAGTGCATCAAAAAGCCAAAGCGGCGTTTGCCAGCAGTCCTTGTCGTGTGCCGGCGTATTTGATTTGATAGTCATGCAGCCTTCCCTTTTCGTTGTGACCATTCATACTCTCGCCGGGAGTCATCACTCCACCGCACGTTGCGCTCTGAGCCGAACCAAAACATGATTTCGATAAGCTCAGTCATGCTGGCCTTTCGCATTTTGCTGGTACGCACGCCAAGCATGACAACGCCACCGTCGATACCAGGAACACTTCGTTGCTCCAGTTTTTTGGTCTTAAGCCACAGGGCAGTGAACAGGTCTTTCCAGTCTTCCGGTGCCAGCCGTTGACCATGCCATAGCACCTGACGCGAAACATCGTTCAGCATCGGCCACATACGGTCATTCTGCGCTTTGCTGCGTTTGGGTTCTTTAAGGTGGACTTCGTGGGGTGACTTGTCGTCGATGGGAAGTGAGAGTATTGCGTCTATGGCGTTATTTCTGATTGCTTCGTTGCGAAGCATGTATATTTGCTTCATCGAAATTCTTCTCTTTAATTCCAGCGGATCTGATAGCTTTCATTACTGCAATTACCGTTTTGTCTCTCCCATCCTCATAACCCATCGCATAAGCACCTTCTTCACCATCTTTCCAAAAGTCGTCATTCGATTCGGGCCAGTCGATATCCAGTTCAATAGCTGCTCGCGATGCCTGCCATGCCTCCCATGCAATCTCGACCTTGATGTGCATAATCTTCATCACGTCACTTGAAACGTGATATTTGTTTTTAAACCATTCTTCAAACTGCTTTCTTGATTCGTCCATATCACTCTCCATCGATGATTTTTTGGGTTACCAATAATATTTGATAGTCGCCATAATTATCGGTAGCAACGCGCAGACAACTGAAAACCGTAAAACAAAACCTACTCCCAATATGCGATATCCATTATTCCAGAGAACAAAACTCATCATCAGAAGGAATCCATGAAAAATCGCGACAAGAAATAAACTACAAATAAATGCATTTACCATCGGTACTTACCACTCGCTCTTAATCCAATAAAAAAGGGTTTGCTTCACTGAACACTCCTTTATTTTTTATGCCTGTAACCCCATTCTTCCAGCAACCTTGCGGCGTACCACCCAAGAAACAAAGGAAAGAACATTACAATGAGATATTCCCCGCCACGGTCAATGTTCGAAATTGACCAGATTACGATGTAACCAGTGCAGAACAGGAATATTACAAACCCCAAAAAGCTACTTCGTCGACTCATGCTCACTCCTTCACTTTGATTCCAGCGGCGCGGATAGCCTCTACATCGCTTTCGTATTGCGATTCTGCACCTGAGTCATAGCCAATGTGATAATCACCGGGAAGTGGGCCTTTCTTTGGCTTTTGCAGCTCAATCTCGATAGCTGCTCGCGATGCCTGCCACGCTTGCCAATACATCTCAACCATATTGGCGTATATTTTATTTTTAGGATCACATCCGGTGTAATTTTCAAACCATTCTTCAAACTGCTTTCTTGATTCGTCCATCGATACTTACCCTCAGTTCAACTCACAAAACGCCACGCCATTTTTGCTACGACAACAGGCATAACACCGATAATCACCCAGACAAATGCAGCGCCAAACAACGTATACCATGGGTCTTTGCCGTCATTCACAAGACGAATGTAGCTACGCAGAACAATAAAAAACGTCAGAAGAATCCATCCAACGCCAACGCATTTGAATGCGACGAGCATAAACTCAGCCACGATTTACTCTCCCCCAAATAAAAAGGCCTGCGATTACCAGCAGGCCTGTTATTAGCTCAGTGATGTAGATGGTCATCAGAATCCTCCTTTCTTCTTGGACTGCGGTTCCTCGCGTTCACGGCGGCGCATTTCAGCAGACTGTTGGTCTGTGTCATAAATAGCGCCATTTGCCTGAATGCAATACACCGTGCCGGTATTGCCATGACGATTGAGACGAAGGATTAGTTCGGTTTCACCAGGTGGAACACTGTCATCAAAAGCACCTTCACGATGGATCCCCACCCAATAATCGCAATCCTGTTCAATCTGCCCTGTATCTCGTGAGTCACTTGGTAGTGGGCGTTTATTGGTTCGGCTTTCCAGTGCGCGGTTAAGCTGCGTCAGAAGCACAACAACGCAATCAAGCTCTTTGGCAAGGTTCTTCAGTCCTTTGGTGATCATGCCGTAAGCAAGGTCGTTGCGATCGGCCTTCTCAGCGGTCATTAGTGTCAGGTAATCGACCAGAATCATGCCAACACATCCTTTTTCTCGCTTGATTCGACGGCTTTCGCTGACGATTTGAGCCAGAGATAATCCCGGCGTGTCGTCGATGTAAAGCATGTCGATTTCACTCAAGCGATTGGCTGTTTCGATCGCCCTGTTGAAGTCACCATCGTAATCACCCTGATAGCCGTCATCAGCGTCATTTGTCGCCGGAAGGTAAAAAATATTCGGGTTAACACCTGACTTCTGTCCTACCAGTTTTTCCAGTATCTGGTCACCGGGCATTTCAAGGCTGAACATCAGAGCGGGCTTTTTCTCATGCACTGCGCAGTTGATTGCCATCTGGCTGTATAGCGTCGTTTTCCCCATCTTAGGGCGAGCGCCAATGACAAACAGAGAGCCTTTCACCAGACCTTTCGGTGACAGCATCCTGTCCAGCGATGGGATCCCTGTGCTCATTCCTCGTTGTTCGCCTGACGGGTCAAATCGCTTCTCAAGGTCGCTAACCCAGTCTTCCATTACCTCACCAAATGAGCGAAGGCCGCGACGCGATCCGGTTTTTGCATGGTCTGTCAGTTGCGTGAAAATCGCCTGAATAGCTTCGTACTTCTGCGTTGCAGTCATTCCGTTGCGGGAATAGAGCAATTCCGTCGCTTCAGTCATGCGGTTGATGGCGTAGCGTTCCATTGCGGTTTCGCGAACCTGCATTGCATAGGCAACGATGTTTGCGGCGCTTGGCGTGTTCTTTGCGATCTCAGCGATATAAGCAAAACCGCCAACAGACACCGTTAACGATTTGCGATCCAGTTCATCGAAAAGCGTCAGGCCATCTACTGGCTTTTGCTCCCGGTGCATTCTGGTTATTTCTTCGAAAAGGATTTTGTGTGGTCGGCTGTAAAATGAATCAGGCTTCAGCATCGCCAGAACTTTCTGGACGCGCTCACTGCTGTCATCATCCAGAAGCAATCCACCAATCACCGCCTGCTCTGCCTCGATGCTATGGGGCGGCGCATAAAAATTATCGGTCATCGTGTTCACCCTCACGAACTTTCAGGTAGGTATTATCGTTAAGCAGGAAATCAAATCCCTTTTTGTGCCAGACAGTTCCGCGTTGATGGTTTGGGCGCTCTTCGAACATCCATCGGCAATTTTCTCCTACGTAGCTCAAATAATTTCTCCAGTCCTGCATCGTGAACCCATGCCCGTCAAGCTGGCGGGTTATCACTCCGGCTTTGCGCCAGAACGTTCGGATCTGGTTTTTACGCTTGTCATTCAGTGCGCGGATTCTTGGCGCTTCAGGAAGGATTTCGTGGTAAGCATCGACAACATCCTGACAGCTAACGGAAGGTTTTTTCTTGTCAGACTTTTTGTCTGCTGTGGCACTCTCTAATACGTCAGTATTAGAGATATTATTTATATTATTGTTTATGGACAACCGTTGGACAACCGTTGGACAATCTCCGCTGAGAGCCGCGCCATTACTGGTGTTTGCGTTGGACAACCGTTGGACAACCGTTGGACAATTTTTTGCCTGAAAATCGTCATATTTAACGATTGTAAACAGGCTAAATTTCTTCCCCATCGAGGAAATATTAAGCATCCCTTTCGACTCAAAAGTCCGTAATAAGCTCCGAACTTTGTTGTCGGGGATGAATGTTTCTCTGACCAGCGACGGGCGTCCAGTTATCATCTGACCGCGATCAACAGTTATCGGACCGATATCCGTATTGACGACAGTAGATTCGTGATTAGCCTTGAGGATTAAGTGAAGCCAAAGATGTACTGCCTGAGAGTCCTTATAGAGCCTGCTGTCCATAAACTGGCGGTGTATAGAGACATACCCCATACTGGATGCCTCCTGATGTTGTACAGGGTTATGCCTGTAATCAGCTAACTTAACGACGCCCATGTTTCACTCCTGCTTTGGCTAGTCTGTAAACACCAACAAGGCGCTCTGCGAACGCCCTGTTATTTGCTGCGGCTACCACTAATCCCTCAGGTGAATCAGGGTGTCGAATCTCTTCTTTTTCCTGGTATTTCTTACGACGTTTTGTCATAATTACTCCTGTGGATTGATCCAGTCTTTCTACATCAGGCCTCGAAGAATTCGCCGTTCTTCGGGGCTTTTTCTTTTGTCAGGTAATCGGCAAGCCGCTTAGTCAATTCAGCCATTTCATCGTCTTCGATTCCGTATTCCAGAACAGCAAGCATCATGCTTACCTGCGAGAAGAAACCATTCTTCCATCGGCTTACCTGATATTCAGGAACCCCCATTGCTCGAGCGAATGTCTTCTGCCCCATCAGTGCCAGTTTGTTCAGCAAGGCCGACTCGATGCGAGCCGCTTTCTTGCTTTTAGTTGCAATAGTAACCATAGATAATTTCCTTAATGATTAGATAGAGTTGGCTTCGCAAAGAAACGCAAAACCATAGAGATTTGTTTCTGGTAATGCCCTTTTTCAGGGCGGGGATGTGTAAGAGCTAGAATGTCTTAAGCGGCTTTGTGTTCCGGCGGGAACACGTCATCAAGACTGACTTTTGCGCCTAACTTGTTTAGGCACTCAACAAGAGCACGGCATGTTTTAAGGTCTGGGAAGCGACGACCAGATTCCCAATGTCCGATAGCTCCCTGTGTGCATCCAACTGCCTTAGCAAGTGTTGTTTGAGAGATATTCAGTGACTCTCGATATTTTCGTAGGTTGCTCATATGCCCTCCATAGTAACCATGAAACAATAATACGATATGTACTTTTAGAATGCAAACAAAAAATACATCTTGTGCATGGATGGTTTTAGTACAGAGCGTAATAATAAGGGTATGAAAATGAAATGGTATGAACTGGCTAGATCCAGAATGAAAGAGCTCGGCATAACTCAAGAGAAGTTAGCTGAAGAGCTTGGTATGACGCAGGGTGGAATTGGTCACTGGTTGCGCGGATCTCGTCATCCATCTCTTGACGAGATTGGTGTGGTGTTTAAATACCTTGGTATTGATAACGTCTCATTCAACCACGACGGTACATTTTCACCTGTTGGCGAATACTCATCTGCCCCCGTTAAAAAACAATATGAGTACCCTGTTTTTTCTCATGTTCAGGCCGGGATGTTCTCGCCTGAGCTTAGAATCTTTACCAAAGGTGATGCGGAGAGATGGGTCAGCACAACCAAAAAAGCCAGTGATTGTGCGTTCTGGCTTGAAGTTGAAGGTAATTCCATGACCGCGCCAACAGGATCCAAGCCAAGCTTTCCTGACGGGATGTTAATTCTCGTTGACCCTGAGCAGGCTGTTGAGCCAGGTGATTTCTGCATAGCCAGACTTGGTGGTGACGAGTTTACCTTCAAGAAACTGATCAGGGATAGCGGTCAGGTGTTCCTACAGCCACTAAACCCGCAATATCCAATGATTCCATGCAATGATAGCTGTTCCGTAGTAGGGAAAGTTATCGCCAGCCAGTGGCCTGAAGAGACATTTAGTTAACAGCCTCACAACTCTAAAACACACAACAATAACCCGACCTTAGCGTCGGGTTTTCTTTTTCCAAAACATAAACCCATTAAATACAAAGCGTTATAAAAAACTAATCATATTTAGAACATTTTGTATTGACTCGATAAAGTACAAATCGTACTATTTAGCCATCAGCAGGACGCACTAACCACCATGAAGGTGAGGCTCTTAAAAATTAAGCCCTGAAGAAGGGCAGCATTCAAAGCAGAAGGCTTTGGGGTGTGGTGAAGGGTTCATGGATGGGAATATGTCGCACGTAAAGCGGCGAGGCCTGCGGAACTATTGCCGAATTGAAGTCGGCCGAAGCAGGTCGAAATGGGTCTCCCACCTACCACACCACCAAAGCTAACTGACAGGAGAATCAAGATGGATGCACAAACACGCCGCCGCGAACGTCGCGCAGAGAAACAGGCTCAATGGAAAGCAGCAAATCCCCTGTTGGTTGGGGTAAGCGCAAAACCAGTTAACCGCCCTATTCTCTCGCTGAATCGCAAACCGAAATCACGAGTAGAAAGCGCACTGAATCCGATAGACCTTACGGTGCTGGCTGAATACCACGAACAGATTGAAAGCAACCTGCAACGTATTGAGCGCAAGAATCAGCGCACATGGTACAGCAAGCCACGCAGTGAAATGGGTGTGACTTGTGTTGGTCGCCAGAAAATGAAATTAGGCAGCAAACCACTTATTTGAGGTGAGATATGACAAAATCATGGAGCGTACCTTTTCCTGAATCAGAAACTGAACATGATGGAATGCCTGTTTTCTGGAGATTCCAGGCGACAGTTGAAGAAGATGGAATCAAAATATTCGCACTTCAATATATAGCTTTTCATCAGACAGAGCATTATGCATGGTTGGTTCCTGCGCATTGGATTATTGATTTTAAACCAGCACCAAATCAGTGGTTACGGGAATGGAAACAAAGGAGAAATAGATATGCAATTAAGAAAGTAGCAAAAAATGCAGAAAGATCTTTTGCATTCCCAACAAAGAAACTTGCCATTGAGAGTTTATTGCGCCGGAAGAAATACCATTTAATGAGAATCAAACAAGATTTGGCTGTTGTATCAACTCTTGTTGATGGGATGAAGAATATTGATACATCAACACCAGATATTGAATATAACTTTGGACACAACCAAGAAACAGAAAATTGGGTATTCTACTAGGCCGCATAGCCGACCTTTATTTTTGGCATAAACAACAGAATAAACACTGCACTGTGTATTCATTCCAACGAGTGAATACACGGAGCAATGTCGCTCGTAACTAAACAGGAGCCGACTTGTTCTGATTATTGGAAATCTTCTTTGCCCTCCAGTGTGAGGGCAATTTTTTTGATGGAGGATATATGAGTGAAGTAACAGATTTAGTTGTTATTGAAAAAGCAAATGCAATGACTGTATTTCAGTCTGCCGACCAGATTGAAGAAATCCTTCAAAAGGTTGAACGTGAAGTTATGTCCTTTGTGCCTGATATCACAACGGCAAAGGGCAGAAAGGAGATCGCTTCTCTGGCGTATAAAGTTGCGCAGACGAAAACATATCTCGATGGTCTTGGCAAAGACCTTGTGGCTGAACTGAAGGAAATTCCAAAGCTAATTGATGCCAACCGCAAGACGGTGCGTGATCGCCTTGATGAACTGAAAGCCAAGGCGCGCCAGCCTCTTACTGATTATGAGGAAGAATCAGGCGCGGATTAAAGCCGAAGAAGAAGCTAAGGCAGCAGCTGAAGCTCTCGCAAAGCAAATTGAGTCTGACCATGAAATAGCGATTTTGATGGATCGCGAATTTGACCGCCAAAGAGAAGAGGCAAGACTCAAAGCGGAGCAGGAAAAGCGAGAGCATGAAGAACGATTAAAAAGAGAAGCTGAAGAGAAAGCCAGAGCAGAAGCCGAAGCAAAGGCAAAAGCCGAAATTGAAGCAGCAGCAAGGCGAGAAGCAGAAGCTAAGGCCGCAGCGGAACGTGCAGAGCGTGAACGCATTGAAGCCGAGCAACGAGCACAGCGCGAAGCAAAAGAGGCAGCAGAACGAGCTGAAAGAGAAAAGCAGGCAGCAATTGAAGCAGAACGCAGAAAAGCACAGGAGGAGGCTGAACGAATCCGTCGCGAGGCTGAAGCAAAAGAGCAAGCCAGAATAGCAGAAGAAAAAAGAATCAAGGACGAAGAAGAGCGTAGAGCAAAGGATAAAGCTCACCGGAAAGAAGTAAATAACAAAATACTTGCTGACCTTATCAAGGTTGGTGCATCAGAAGATGTTGCTAAAAATATCATAACAGCCATCGTAAAAGGCGAAGTATTCGCAACAAAAATAACCTACTAATAAAACCAACATAAGGAACCACCCATGATTTACGCAATCGCGGGAGGCGCTCGCATGGGTGCCTTCCAATTAAATGAATCTTTACTTGAACGAATCACCCGTAAATTACGTGACGGATGGAAAAGAGTTGAGGTCTTATTATGCGCAATGAAATAGCCATCAATCACCAGATGCTTCGTGCTGCACAAAACAAAGCAGTAATAGCCAGATTTATTGGTGATTCAAAAATGTGGCTTGAAGCAAATAAAGCGATGAAATCAGCTATCAACCATCCGTGGTATCGCAGGAAATGAGTTTTACAGATAACTGGTCAGACGAAGAATTCATTCGTCAGATGAAAGAATTAATCGGTAACGAAGGAGATATTCATGTCACTTGCAACCACAGTGAAGGAGAGCAAGTTACAGAGACGCATGTACACGCAGAAAGCTCTCTGGTATCGCCATAATGGTGACCGCGAAGGAATGCGGGTATGCCTTAATTTGTCCCGAGTCGAAGTATTAAATCAGCGTTATTTCCTTGGGCCGTGTCCATTCTGAGGTGAATTATGGATTTGAATAAATTCGATGAGCCATTCAGCCACGAAGATATCGAATGGCGAATACAGCAAAGCGGTAAAACACGCGATGGCAAGGTGTGGGCTATGGTGCTGGCTTATGTCACGAACAGGGCAATCATGAAACGCCTGGACGATGTTTGCGGCAAAGCAGGATGGCGCAATGAATACCGCGATATTCCCAACAACGGCGGCGTTGAATGCGGCATATCAATAAAGATTGATTCCGAATGGGTAACCAAATGGGATGCTGCTGAAAACACGCAGGTAGAAGCCGTCAAAGGTGGTCGTTCCGGTGCAATGAAGCGCGCTGCCGTTCAGTGGGGAATCGGTCGGTATCTGTATAACCTTGAGGAAGGTTTCGCACAAACATCTCTCGATAAAAAGCAGGGGTGGCACAGGGCAAAACTCAAGGATGGAACAGGATTTTACTGGCTCCCTCCATCGCTGCCGGGATGGGCAATACCAGCATCAGATAACAAACCATCACCAGAAAATACCAACCAGAAATCTCCATCGGTTGACTGCGAACAAATCCTGAAAGACTTCAGCGATTATGCAGCGACAGAAACTGACAAGAAAAAACTCATCGAGCGTTATCAGCATGACTGGCAATTAATGGCTGGAAACGAGGAGGCGCAGGCTAAATGCGTTCAGGTAATGAACATCAGAGTTAACGAGCTAAAACAGGCGGCATAAATGGCAAGCAGAGGCGTAAATAAGGTGATCATTATTGGTCGCCTTGGGCATGATCCAGAAATCAGATATTCACCATCAGGAACGGCATTTGCAAACCTTACAGTTGCTACGTCAGAACAATGGCGTGATAAGCAAACTGGAGAGCAAAAGGAGCAGACGGAGTGGCACCGTGTGGTAATGAGCGGGAAACTGGCAGAAATTGCCAGCGAATATCTGCGAAAAGGCTCTGAGGTTTATCTTGAAGGCAAATTGCGGACAAGAAAATGGCAGGATCAAAGCGGACAGGATCGGTTCACTACCGAAGTCATCGTGGGCGTTGGTGGAACCATGCAAATGCTTGGTGGCAAGCAAGGAGGCAATGAACAGTCTTCACCTCAGCAAAATAACGGTCAGCAACAAAGACAGCAACCTCAGCAGCAGGGAAATCACAGCGAACCACCTATGGATTTTGACGACGATATCCCCTTTGCACCAGTAACTCTCCCCTTCCCTCGTCACGCTATTCACGCAATTTAAGGACTTACATGAATCACTTGATGGTTGACCTTGAAACAATGGGCAACGGGCCATACGCGCCAGTTATTTCTATTGGGGCGGTATTCTTTGACCCGAATACCGGAGAAACAGGAGAAGAGTTCTCGGTAAATATCTCGCTTGAGTCATCAATGCGATATCGGGCGCGTCCTGACGCTTCAACGATTTTATGGTGGATGGAACAGAGTGAAGAAGCCAGAAAATCGCTAACCAGCAACACTCAAGAGCTTTCAACGGCTCTTTCATGGTTATCTGAATTCATCATAAAGAACGCTAACCACAAATTCGTTCAGGTTTGGGGGAATGGAGCATCATTTGACTGCGTTATTCTCCGCAACAGTTATTCGCTGACAGGGCAGCCAGTTCCGTGGCAGTGGTGGAATGACCGCGACGTAAGAACAATCGTCGAGCTTGGAAAGGTAATAGGATTCGACCCTAAGCGAGATATGCCATTCAAAGGAACTCGCCACAACGCGCTTGATGATGCCATCCACCAAGCCAAATACGTTTCAGCGATCTGGAAAAAGTTAGCTAAATAATCAACCGGAGAAAAACATGCCAGCGCCTTTGTATGGTGCGGATGACGCGCGCCGCTGTTCCGGCAATTCCGTATCGGAGGTGCTGGATAAATTCAGAAAAAACTACGATCGGATAATGTCGCTACCGCAGGAAACGAAAGAGGAAAAGGAATTTCGCCATTGTATATGGCTTGCAGAGAAAGAAGAACGCGAGCGAATTTACCAGACATCAATCCGACCATTCCGCAAAGCCACATATACCCACTTCCCTGAAATTGACCCGCGCCTGCGTAATTACCGCTCACGCTATGGCGCTATCAGTAATGACTGAGGAATTAACAATGAAAACAATGAAGCTAAACATCGACCTCGGCAAATACGTTATTACCGGAACAAAACACGACCTGATTCTTAGTGAAAGAGGAATTATCAAAGAAGGCGAGAATGCAGGGAAAGAAACACTAAGCCGTATCGGTTATTACAGCAAGTTTGAGCATCTGGTCAAAGAGTTATGCAACCGTGAAATCCTGTTATCTCAGGCGCAGACGCTACAGGATATTCAGCAGCATATCGAGACTTTAGGTGTATCACTTAGCATGGCTATTGACCAGTTCGTGGAGAGTAAATCATGAGAGGACTTGCATACAATCTCGGCATTCTTCCGGCAGAAATGATTATTCGCCAACGCGTAAAGCCAATGCCATCGAGAGAGGAATTGCTTAAGAGAAATTCTTTTCCATCAGTGAATCAAAACAAATATCTGAATGCAATGTGGCGGAGTGGGAAGAAATGAAACAAATGTCACTAATTGAGATGGATGGTTTTCTGAAAGGTAAATGCATCCCACGAGATTTAAAGGTTAACGAAACAAACGCTGAATATCTTGTCCGTAAGTTCGGTGAACTTGAATCAAAACTGGAAACTGCGTTGCGGGAGTGTCGTTCTGCTGGAATCACGATTGATAACCTTGAGGACAAGTGCGCGGCGCTGGCTGTGGAGAATGCGGGGATGAAAGAATATCTAGCTCCAGTAGGGTTAGTGGTAGAGGGAACCCCAGCCACCGACGCCTTCCTGGCTGAAGTGCGGGCGCAGGGTGTGGAGATGGCTCGTAACGCGATGATTGATTTTGTTGATGGTGAAGTTGGGCCAAACAAGAACGTTCCGGGGCTGATTAGATGCGCAGAGATATGCGTAAGTATTGCTGCCCAGCTTCGCAAAGGAGGCAACCAATGAGCGTAATCCAGTACGTAGTTAGAGATGCAGGCACGTTTCCTGAGGATGCGTTTTTTCTCGATCCTCGACACATCGATGAGCTCATTTCTGAGTGGGAATTGGAATGCTTGTCTCAGGATGCCTCCCTTGATTATTTTGACAATCATGACGGCTTGGAATCTGACTGGCCGTTGGATATCGAGCTATTCATTGACGGTGAGAGCGTAGGTGTATTCACGGTTGAAATGGAACATGTACCTCAATTCAGCGCAAGAAAAATACCGGAGGCCGCCCAATGAGCAACATCGACAAACGCGCATTACGTCATAGCGCAGAAAGCATAATCGGCATTCTGGAAAACATTGCCGGGTTCGAACCATCTGATATCGACGGCGACTCTGTAGAGCTCCGCTTTGAAACTGAGGACGGTTTCGATACTGGTTGTGACGTTAGCATTGTTGACCAGTGCCAGAAAACCGCTGATGTAGTTCGGGCGCTGCTGGATGAGCTGGAAAGAAACCAGCAATACATCAAACGCCGCGACCAGGAGAACGAGGATATTGCGCTAACGGTAGGGAAGCTGCGTGTTGAGCTTGAAGCAGAAAAACAGCGGGCAAAAGTTCTATTTATGGAAAATGCTCGGCTTAAGTCAGGCATAGCCGGTCTGATACACCTCGGTATTCGATATGCAGATGTTGAGGTCATGAAAATTGCTGGAGATGCCCAGCTTTCTACCCCATGCACTGACAGCATCATAAACAGCATTGCAACAGGCATTCGCATCAAAGGAGAGTGATATGGATAAAAACATCACTGCCTACTGGAGTCTGTCACTTGATACCGAATGTCCCAAATGTGGTCACAATTTCGATCTGCTTTGTGATCCAGATTTCTGGGAGTTTTCTGGAGCTAAACAGGCATGTGAAGAAATAAAAGGTTACGAAACATGCTGTCCAGAATGTAACCATGAATTTAAAACAGATTTCGTGTATTGAGGCATAACAAATGACCACTATAACCAAAGAGCGACTGCTGACAATCAAGCAGTGGCGCGAAACATACGGACCGGGTAGCAACGTTGTACTGCCAGCAGAAGAAGCGGAAGAACTGGCACGGATTGCTCTGGCATCGCTGGAAGCAAAACCAATAGGTGCATTCCACATTGCAGAACAGCAAGTTGACGGCACAAGTGACTACCTCAAGGATGGAGAATGGCCTATTGATAATGGAATTATTGAGGTCTACGCCGCTCCCCCCGTTCCAGTAGTACCGGAAGAAAAACCAATGCCTAATCCTCTTAGCATGTACGCGGTTGATGCTGTTGCCGCTATTGCAGAGGTGAGAGGCTGGAACGCCTGCCGCGCCGCCATGCTTCAGTCCGGAAACTTTCGGGAAAATAAGAATTCGTCAACCAATAATTTTCGGGAAATCGCGGAAACGTCAACCAACTATCCGGTAATTCCTAGTGAAGTGTTGTCCGCAATCCTGAAGGTTGCCAAGATTCGTGCCGATTTCGATGATTTTGACGGTGACAGGCGAGGTATCGGTGATTGTCTGGATGAGGCTGAGCAAGAGCTTATCGTTACCATTAACAAATATGCCAGTCAGTTGGCAGCAGAACCTATAGCGCCTAATGACGTTCGAGAGCAGACAGCCATTCCGCAAGTTCCGGTAACTCCGGATGGTTGGATAAGCTGTAGTGAGCGAATGCCGGATAAGTTAATTCCGGTAATGGTCATGTATGAAGACGGTGAGATGTGGTCTGCAATGTGGAATGGCAATCGCTGGGATGATGGCACTGAATATCCGGATCCGCACTCAGTTACGCACTGGCGTGAAATGCCAGCAGCACCGCAGCAGGAGGTGAAGTGATGGACTCCTTCGCGAAATATACGATTATTGACTGGATAGCATTCCTTCAGGTTTTGCTCATCTGGTTTTATATGGCTTACAGGAGTGGGCAGTGGATTGTCAGTGTAGCCTGTAGCAAGGGATGGCGTTGGTGGAACCGAAAGAATAAAAAAACGCTGGCCTTGGATTCGTTTTACGAAGCATTCAATCTTAACAGTCTTCAGCCTGGTTCTGTCATTGTAGTCACCACTCAAAGCGGCATGACCATTCAGATTCATAAACCAAAAGAGGAAAAATGATGTGGCCTATATGTGTTAATTGCGGACGGATGTGCCTATCTGGATGGTGCCGAAAGTGCGACAAATGCACGAAGAAAAGACAATAACAATCCTCGCACTCGCGGGGATTTCTTTTATCTGAACTCGCTACGGCGGGTTTTGTTTTATGGAGATGATAAATGCACTTCCGAGTCACAGGTGAATGGAATGGAGAGCCATTCGACAGGGTTATCGAAGCAGAGGACATCAACGACTGCTATAACCACTGGATGATATGGGCGCAGATAGCACATGCAGACGTAACCAATATTCGAATTGAAGAACTGAAAGAACACCAAGCCGCCTGATGGCGGTTTTTTATTGGAGACAAGAAATGTCAGATTTGGCTATGAAGGTTTTGAAATGGCAATCGACTGGCGATGTCGGCATCAGTAGCGCAACTCTTGCCTCAATCGCATGTGGACTGAAAAAGAATATCTATGGTCATCACTTCGGCGCTCCACATGACGCAGCCGATTTCCGACGATGCGTTGCACTTGTTGAGCAGATCCCAGAAATCAGAGATTCATTCGACAAGGTTGCAAAGCGCGTTCCGGCATTCAAAGGCATCCTCAACGAATGGGATTCCCTCGTTGCTCTGTTGAAGTCTGAAATGAAGATACACGGAAACAAAGCACCAGAGACTTACAGAAGAATTAGCGAGTTACGCAAGGACTAACCACAGCCTCACACTCGATGAGGCCTGTTCATTTCTCAAGATATCCAGACCTGCCATTGCCGCATCAATGCGGTTTTTTTATTGCCTGATTTGCAGGTTCGATTCCCTATTCGGAGATAGCACTCATGCAACACGAACTACAGCCTGATTCACTGGTTGATTTGAAATTCATCATGGCCGATACTGGCTTCGGTAAAACCTTCATCTATGACCGGATTAAGTCCGGGGACCTGCCTAAAGCCAAAGTTATCCACGGGCGAGCAAGATGGTTATATCGTGACCATTGTGAATTCAAAAATAAGCTCTTAAGCCGCGCCAATGGGTAAAATAGCGGGTAAAATATTTCTCATATCTAAAAAACACCATTCCAATCAATCCCCTGCCTCGTCAAGTAGATGTCTGCAGGGGACACCAGATACCCTTCAAACGAAATCTACCTTCACCCCGTAAAAGATGGGTTTGGCAGCACACTTGCCTTATATCTACTCATTTTTACTGCAACAGGTTGAAATCTCAGCACTGTCAGAAAGCGCTGATGACTAAACAGCCCTGAGCCGGGCGATGTAACCATCACACAGAATCCTGATAGCGAAATATGGCGTGACTCGATACTTCACTCCGCAATGCATTCCTTGATGAATTCGCAGGACCGTGATACACGGGACAGGTCACTGAATGACGACAATGTCCTGGAAATCAGCGAACCGCGCATCTGAAGTACATTTGAGCGACTGTACCAGAACATGAATGAGGCGTTTGGATTAGGCGATTATTAGCAGGGCTAAGCATTTTACTATTATTATTTTCCGGTTGAGGGATATAGAGCTATCGACAACAACCGGAAAAAGTTTACGTCTATATTGCTGAAGGTACAGGCGTTTCCATAACTATTTGCTCGCGTTTTTTACTCAAGAAGAAAATGCCAAATAGCAACATCAGGCAGACAATACCCGAAATTGCGAAGAAAACTGTCTGGTAGCCTGCGTGGTCAAAGAGTATCCCAGTCGGCGTTGAAAGCAGCACAATCCCAAGCGAACTGGCAATTTGAAAACCAATCAGAAAGATCGTCGACGACAGGCGCTTATCAAAGTTTGCCACGCTGTATTTGAAGACGGATATGACACAAAGTGGAACCTCAATGGCATGTAACAACTTCACTAATGAAATAATCCAGGGGTTAACGAACAGCGCGCAGGAAAGGATACGCAACGCCATAATCACAACTCCGATAAGTAATGCATTTTTTGGCCCTACCCGATTCACAAAGAAAGGAATAATCGCCATGCACAGCGCTTCGAGTACCACCTGGAATGAGTTGAGATAACCATACAGGCGCGTTCCTACATCGTGTGATTCGAATAAACCTGCATAAAAGACAGGAAAAAGTTGTTGATCAAAAATGTTATAGAAAGACCACGTCCCCACAATAAATATGACGAAAACCCAGAAGTTTCGATCCTTGAAAACTGCGATAAAATCCTCTTTTTTTACCCCTCCCGCATCTGCCGCTACGCACTGGTGATCCTTATCTTTAAAACGCATGTTGATCATCATAAATACAGCGCCAAATAGCGAGACCAACCAGAAGTTGATATGGGGACTGATACTAAAAAATATGCCGGCAAAGAACGCGCCAATAGCATAGCCAAAAGATCCCCAGGCGCGCGCTGTTCCATATTCGAAATGAAAATTTCGCGCCATTTTTTCGGTGAAGCTATCAAGCAAACCGCATCCCGCCAGATACCCCAAGCCAAAAAATAGCGCCCCCAGAATTAGACCTACAGAAAAATTGCTTTGCAGTAACGGTTCATAAACGTAAATCATAAACGGTCCGGTCAAGACCAGGATGAAACTCATACACCAGATGAGCGGTTTCTTCAGACCGAGTTTATCCTGAACGATGCCGTAGAACATCATAAATAGAATGCTGGTAAACTGGTTGACCGAATAAAGTGTACCTAATTCCGTCCCTGTCAACCCTAGATGTCCTTTCAGCCAAATAGCGTATAACGACCACCACAGCGACCAGGAAATAAAAAAGAGAAATGAGTAACTGGATGCAAAACGATAGTACGCATTTCTGAATGGAATATTCAGTGCCAT